TTCACGATAGTGGTCAAGATTATACATTGACTTACCGTGTTCAAACCATTTAGAGGGTTTAATATCTTTCATTCTTCATAGCCCCCTTACCTCTTGTATATTTACCATCACACATAACAGTTGATCTACCATATCTATCACCATTAACTATAGTATCATAAGCATCTCTATAACATTCAGGACACTCATACTTTTTACAAGATGACATTAGCTTTTGATGAAGCTCAACATAACTAGGCTTCACATTAGCATACCATAAAACATTACTAACCATTGGTCTAGTGTGATAGTTATAAACCATAACACATAGACTTACTACACTAAATAACATTACTAGATGTATAAACCACATACTGTATTCTCCTTTATTGTGATTAATTATTAAAAATGAAGACCCCGACAGGATTCGAACCTGCATACTAATCCCAAGTCACCTTTTAGCCTACTGTCCTGCAAGACATATTGCATGTTGATTATATTGCAGTATAACCACCATACTTTTTATAGATTAATCAGTTCACCTCTGTTGCTAGGTAGCTTTACCATTAAGTTACAGGGTCATTTAATGAGAAAGGAGGAGCGATAGTCTCGCGCATAAGTACTACCACTCCATAACAAACAAAATGTAATCACTTAGTCAACGGGTCGATATTAAACTTACCTGTATCC